GTTTAATTGCAGTTGATTTTCTTGCACCAGATTCTCCCATTAACATTACAAACAAATTTGGGTAAATCTTATCTGCACCAAAAGGCAACCAGACTTGTCTTTCCAACAAAGCTCCTAATCCGGCAATGGCACACCATCGTCGATAGAATGTTGGAACCTCTGTTCCTCTGCAAAAATGCAGATAATCAGAGATAAAATCTATCACATTTTTAATAAGACTGGGCAATTAAAAAGATGTCCATAACCTTTTTGCCCACATTTTTCGCAAACTGGTAATGGTTCGGAAAGAACAACAGCCTCGGGCGCGGATTTTTTGAATCTGTGGTGATTCTGGTAATTTTGTAGAGGCGCACCAAATTCAATACAATCAGCTAATTCTTTCCACTCTGCTGGTGAATTTTCATTACAATTTAATGCTCTATCAAGAACATCTTTCTTAAATGATTGAATTGTTTCTGGATTATTTAAATGAATAATTAATGTTGTTATATATGGTTCTTCTGGAGATACATTAAATAATGGAACAGCTCGTATGTTAAGTGTCATATCCTATTCTCCAAGACTTCTGTTGAATATTGTAAGCCATATAACAAGGTTTATATTCTTCTTCTTCTGGAAGCCATTCTATTACTTTTACTTCGTGAAGTACAATTCCTTGATATTTTCCTGAAGAAAGTAGTTGCCAATAATCTTGTATTGGCATATAAGTTGTAAACCAAGCTCCTTGTGGAGTAAAACAAAGCTCCACACTCACTTTTGGATAATCTACGTCCATAAATTTTCCTAAGAATAAAATAATCAATTTATTAAGTTTCTCTAAATTTATTTCTAAATTCAGATTCTAATCTACCAAATGTTACATTACTATTTAATCGTTTATAAATAATTAAATTTTCTTTACTCCATTTATTATTAATTTTTACTAAATCAACTCTACCACTAACAACATAAGCCATCCCTGTTTCATTGTGAACATAAACTTTTGTAAGTAAAATTGGTTTGTGTTCTGGAATCATTCTGTTTCACTCCAGTATTTTACTCCTTGATTTTTAACTCCCATTTTTAAGTCTACTGGGACTGTAAAGTCCCTCTTTTTGCCGTCAATTGATTTGATTGTAATTGGAATTTCCATGAGTTCTTTAACTTTAAAGGCTAGATGAATATAACCTTCTCGAAATTGAAACTTAATTGAATCGTGTATTTGTGGTCCGAGTTTAAAATTTCCTGCTTCAGGCAGAGCAACTTCAGTAAATACTCTCAAATAGGCTTCATTTAACGTTCTCGCATTCAAACTTTGGGGCGGGTGGGAAACATATGAATTTAAGTCAGCTTTATTCTTACTTGGATTCCCAAAGCAATATCGAACCCAATCACCATCTTCAATATACTGGTTGATATCAGTGTGATATTTTTTGTTGTAAGCTGTGTGATGGTACGCTCTAGAGATAAGTTTCTTTGTATTAATGATTTCGGCCACAACAGCCGGATAATAAACATCTCTGATATCTGGGTATGCTCTATGAAAACATTCAAGTAAATATGTTGCAACTTGAATAAGATTCCATAACTTCGATAGATGTAAGAGTTTTCTAGCTTCTTCGACTTTATCTTCACCCATTGTATCAATGAGAACTTGGGCTCCCATGTTGTACGTTGCTCCGTGATTTGTTCTTTTTGCCAAATCACGTAACGCTTTGTCCAAAGTTTTTCTTGTTTTGTCGTCAAAGATCTTATCATAAGGAATACCAAAAAACATTGAGGCATTAATTGCATGAAAATCGTGCGGGCCGCTGACAGCTTCAATCATTTTTTTAGATCCACTAATAAAAGCTGTATCCCAACTTTCTGCTTTTGAAAGATCTGCTTCAGCGTAAAGAAATCCGTTATCTGCAATATATGTTTCTCTAACTATTGTACCCTCGCGGATTGGAATATTTTGTTGATTGAATCCACACCAAAAATGATGTTCTCTTGAAGCACATCTTGCAGACACAGTTCCGTGTGGATTTAATGTAGCTAAGATTCTACCACAGAATTCCTTAGCATCTTCTCCAGTAGGTAGATAAGTTGAGTTAAGTTTAACCCAGCCGCGGATATCAAGAATTAAAGATAAAATTCTTTGATTTAATGGATGTCTGAGAATTGCTTTCTTAAGATGTATTTCATCTGAAGAAATTTCAGCAAGATCTCCACAACCTAAAACGGTAAGTAAGCTTTTAACTTGTTTTGGGGAGTTTGGATTAAAGTCTTTTGTCCCAACCATTTTTCCAAGAGACGTTTTCGCCTGCACAATTCTAGTTTCGACGCTTTTATTTTTTTCCAATAACCTTTTTTCATCCCTCTTTTCTCCAGTCATTTCATAAAGAATGCACGGAAAATTAACTGGGAACTCGAGAACATAATTCTTTTTTGCCCAGTCTGGCATTTCTTCTATTAATGCAATTGTGGCATTTACTGTAGCCCAACCATCAATTGCATTGTATTTATAATACTGCTGAAGATCAGTTGTATTTGCTAAATCTTTCCAATACTGTACACTCCTTAAACAGAAAGCATTAATGAATGCTAAATCCTTCGGTAATTCCGAAAGCCAAGCATGCATCAAATGTGCTGTATCCCATACCCAATTAAAAATAATGATATTATAACGTAACAGATAAGCAATATCATATTTACCATTCTGTGTCGATTTCGGCGCGGGTAATCCAGCAAACTTACGAATCCATTCAAGATTATATAAGGAATCAGCAGGAATGACAATAGAATGAGTACGAAGAACAGCGTTAGATTCCACAAATAGCGCAGTAAAATTAATACAACGGATAGCAAGGCGTTCTTTAAACGTCTCAATATCGATTGCAATAATAAACGCAGATTTGTACAGCTCATAGAATTTCTCAAGATTACTTGGAGTTCCAAGATCCCAATGAAATTCTGTAGGTTCACGCCACTTATGAGGAGCAACTAACTTTGAAACATGTCTTGCAATAATAAATCTACCGTATGGTACAGTAAAGAGTTGTCGTAATGGATTGATAAATACGATATCAATTCCATCCTTTGTAAATAATGACCCTGCATAATTAGAAAGAGAAACTGTTGATTTGTTATTTCCTTGAGCTGCAAGAAGTCTTTTAAGGATTTCGGTGTTTGTTGAGATAACTCCATTAATATCCTTCTTCTTACAATAAAGAATTAATTCAGTAAGTGTATCAACTTTTTCTGTGTAAATATAAGTTGTATGACCTGAAAAATACGGTTTAAGATAAGTTACATAATCCTTATCATCATATGTTCCAAGGAACAATTTATTTGACATTTAATTGCTCTATACATGCTGGTTCTGGTTTACTGTTAGAGACACTGTAATGGAAAAAATTCCAACCAAAAGATATGGTGAAAGAGTCAGTTATAGTACAGAGTCTCGCAGGTGGTGAAGAAATAGGTTGAATCTCAATACTAGGAATTCTCTGTTCTGGAAACGCACAACTACTTAACAGTAACAGAAAAACTACAAATTTCACAATAAAAAGGGCCATATCTCAGGCCCTTAATATTTTTATACGAAACTAACTGACTTAATTTGAGTGAACTTTTGATCCTTGTTCAACTTATTTTCTCTAACTTGAGTTGTTACTTTAGCTTGACAACCTTTAGCAGCATCCATAATTGCTTGCAAAGAACTTCCTTCCGGGACACCCAATCCGGCTGCTAAATCTTTCAGAAGATTTTTCAATGCACCTTGTCCAAACTCATTTCCGAGTTGGAACATAACTGTGGTTTCATCACCTTCATTAAGTGGAGCATCATTTGCTTCATCTGAAAGTTCGATTGTTCTAATTGCTTTCAACTTGCAATTAATAGTGATTTCTCTAGGTTTATTTTTCTCGGCGGGTTTGACTTTCTTTTCAAAATCAATAATACATTCATGAACTCCGGCCGGATAAGCCTTAAATTCAGGAAGATCAGGCAGATCATCGAGAGTTGCATCTAGCAGTGCATCAACTTGGCTATTCATTCTTGATACCTTTGATTGATTGATTTAGAAATAATGAGATGAGATAAAATCAGAGATGAAATCAGATCATGTGGTGGTTCCTTTCTTCAATAAAGCTTGTAAATTTGCTCTTGCACTTGAAATTTGAACAACTGGTTCTGGCTCCGATTCCATTTTAGTTGCTGGAATCTTTTTCTCAAAGATTGGAATCAAGGATGGTTCACCAAGATCTTCAATCTTAAAATCTGTTCTAGACTTTGTTAAAACTGTATTTGACCATGTAGAAGAAGAATAAGCTACATGCTTTCTATTTTTAACATCACAATATACAACATGAGAAAATGCTTTAGCTACCTTAGTAGACATATCTTTGGAGCCAAAAGCAGGAACCATCTTTTCTCGTTCATCTTCTAGTGCAGTTTCAATACAATGAAAAGTTACTACAAGATTAAATTTAGCTGCTTGAAATTCTGAAGCAAAAAATTCTGTCCACTTTCTTACTGCTCCCCAATCATCCCACTCTGGTTTATAAGTTACTTCTTGATCTTTTGTGGAATGAGCAAGAGCAGACATTGCTAATTGAGAACCAGTATCAATTACAACAATATCATTTTGTCCTAAAGTTTGGAAATTAATTTGAGAGATTGGTTTGTTTTGTTTTGGACAAATAAGACAATTAAAAATTCCATGCTGATGACAAATATATCCTTTTCCTTTTGCTTTAAAAAGCTTCAATAAAGTTTCACAAGCAACAGGAAAAACTGCTGAATCTGGCAGATCATATAATTCTATATTCTCTTGCCAAGCTAAAGGCAATTTTAAAAGAACATCTGCATCATTATCAAGTGTAAACCAATAAAGTTTAAACTTTTCTGCCAGCTTACTGACTAAGGTACTTTTTCCTGTTCCTGACAGACCCATTACACAAACTCGTGTAGTGGATGATTTTTCTTTTTCAGCTAGCTTCATGATGTTGTTTAATAGTTTTAAACCAATTAACTAATTCATTATGAATTAAAT